GTTTGATTTGCTGGCACGTCCTTGATTGACAATGTTTCACCGCTTGAAATATCGCCGTTGACCAGAATCGTGTCCGCATCACGCGCCGATCCCATAGGTAACTTTGCAAGCTGGTCGCCAAGGTAAAACGTGCCATATCCTTTCAACGACACAAGCCAAGCGATCCACTTTTCCGCATTGCTTCGAAACATGGGCGGCAACTCGACGTCGATCTCCCACATTTGCCCAGGATAAACCTGCTTTTCACCAACAAAGGTAAAAGGGCTCATCGTGCTTGCAACAGTGTTGATCTGCCTAAACGTGACGCGCATTTGACCGGTATGCGTTGGCAAAGTCAAAGGATAGGTGATCGCCATTATCCAAATGCCCCCGCATAAGATCCGCCACGCCGCACGCCCTCGGCAACAGCCGCCTTGGCGTTTTCTGATATCATGGGCATCATTTGCAATACCTCGGCCCTGACCGTGCTTTGTACGCCCGTGCTAACGTTTATGGTTTGATGCACAACAATATCAGAAGCGCCGCGCGTCATCGCGCTGCTTGTTTTTGATGCACTTAAAATTTGCCCATTTTGTCTTGGAACAAAAAGTTCGCGACCGTTCTCGCCGGTAATGTAAGGCTGACCAGCTTGGACGCTGCCGCCCGTCGCGCGCGCTGGTATTCCCGGCGAAGCGCCGCCGCCAAACATTCCACCGATCAAGCCTGTAATGCCCCTGGCAAATGGCCTTGCAACTTGCACCCGAATGATTTCGGCAAGAATGCTGCGCATGACAGATTTAATTTGATCACCAGCGCTCTGACTGCTTGTGATGGCGGTCATAAATGCGTCTTCAAAGCTGCTTTCAACTTTTTGCATTATGCCTTGCAGATTGTCAGACTCCAAAGCAATTTCGCCGAAAGCATCGACGACCCGGTTGCTCATGGTGTCAACTTCGGTCGTCACCCTCGTAAAACTTCTGCGCAAATCTTCTGAACTTTCAATCGGCTTAACAAAACTTTGCCCGAATGTAACAATTCCGCCTTCGGCATCACGTAAAGCGTCTTCCAAATCTTGAATGTTGCGTGACGTTCTTGCTATTTGATCTGCAGTTTCCTGATTTGGCGATAACAGCTCTTCTTGACCCTTTCGAACATTAACAATGTGACCGGCGAGCCTTTCGTATTCCTCAAGGTCTCTGCTGCTCAAAAGTGCCTCACCGTCCATTGTAGGGCTCAGACCCCTTTGCCCCGCTTGCAAGTCGGCAATTTGCTGATTCATATCAAGATAGGATTTGCTGCCAAGGATTTGCGCCCGTGCCTCCGACATTATCGCTATTGCATTGTCGCGACGGCTTTTTGCTTCATTCAACTTTATCCTTGCCGCATCTACCGACATTGCATTTGATCGACCAAGCTGGATTTCTAACTGTTGCGACTGCCGAATTTCGTCGCCTAATGCCATCACAACATTGTCAATCGCTATCTCTAAATTGCTTGTTGGATTTAGAAATTTTTGAACGGCTTCAATCGCCGCGACGATGTTTGTAACAAAGCCCGCGAATGCTGTCGCAGCGCCGACAAGTATTGAGGACATCTCGACAAGAGCGCTTGAAAGTTGCACGCTTATGGCTTGAGACATAAGGTCAAGCTCTTGTTTAGATTCCGCCGCCCTTTTGATGAGATCCTCATCCAAAACAAAACCAAGCTTCTCGGCCCTTTCGCGCATTTCTTCTATTGCGGCACTGTTATCCTTAAACGCTGCGACCAAGGCGGTGCTGTCGCTGGCGATCGCCTCCATGTAAAAGGTCATTTCAGACTGACTGACATTCGCTTTCTCAAGCGCGTTTATATATGCGCCGAGCTTTTGATCCGACGAAAGATCTGCAAAGGCATCAGCCGTTAGCCCGACCTGCGGCGCAATGAACTCGAAAAAATCCTTTAGAGGCCCAGCGCCGGTTTGCGTGAAGTCGCCAAATTTGTCGTTCACGTCTTTCAGAATATCGGCAAGCTTTCCTTGGCTGATCCCAAATTGCCCTGACGTTGCCGATAAGATTTGAAATTCGTCAGTCGCTACGCCAGCAAGCGTTGCCAAATTTCCTACCTCAGTCGCTGCCCTGATCGATCCGCTCAAAGCTTGAACCGAAAAAGCGGCGGCAAGAACTGGCGCTAACCGCTTGGCGGCAGCACTCAACACCCTGAACGAATTCGAAGTGTTTGAAAGTTGCTTCTGCGACTTCCGCGCAAACATTTCCACCCGCCTTTGGTTGCGCTCCATCGCGCGGGCAAATTCCCTATCTTTTGCGGTCAAGATAATGTTTAGTTGTTCTGCACTAATCGCCATCGACTCGCCTCACCAATTCTTTGTATTCTTCCGCAGTCGGTGCGTCTGCCCCTGGCTTTGGCGGGGCGTGCGCTTTGTTCCAGCCCTCAAATACAGTCCAAACGTCTTTGGGGATCATATCACGGATTTGCTCAGGATGTAACCCAACCACAATTCCGCTCGCTATCATGTCCCTCACGTTCAGTCGCTTTGGGTGTGGCTCGGCGTCTTTTTTTTTACCTCATCCGCTACGTCTGGACTAAACGCAACACCCACAACAGCTTGGCCGATCGTATAAAACCGCAACAAAGAATCCGGCCCTGCGTCGTTGATCACCGCATCGGCCTCCCTGTCTTTCATGCCGCCGCCAACTAAGGCCAAGGCCAGCAAATCACGCAACTCTGTGCTTGTCGGCTTTGTGCCGCGACCGAAGAACCCGTCCCAAAGTTCAAAGATCCCACGATACTTAGCTTCAAAACGCTCGATTTCGCGAGTGCGCAGAACAAACGTATAAGAGGTGCCGTCAATTTCCTCAACGACACCTCCGCGCGGTGCTTCTACTACAATTGTCATCAAGCCGCCGTGAAGGTGATCAAGCCATCGCTTTCAAACGACACTGAATAAGTGACACCGCTGCCCTGCTCGCCGCCATATTCCATTGTGGTGATGCGAAACGCACCGGAATAAGTTCCAAAATCCGGGATGACAATCTCTAAATTGACTGCATTATCCGTCGCCATTGCAACCGAATGCGCGCGCAACTCCGACGTGCTATCTTCAAAATAGCCATCACCCGTCGTGCTAATGCTTTTGATGCCCGACAAAGTTTGCCGCCACAATGGACCCTCTGGATTTGCGCAATCTGGCGTCGTCACGTCAGCCGTTTCATTGTTGATCGTGAAGGTCTTGCTTGTCAGACCGCATAAATTTGAAAACGTTTCAGGATCTCCACCGTCGCCAATCTTAATCAGAAGGGCGCGTCCTTGTTGCTTAGCCATGTCTTGGCCTCCATAGTGCTGTCTGAACAGTAATCAGACGATATGTTTCACGCTTGCCCAAGGCGCTAAGTTAGGCTGTTTCAAGCATGGCTTGAAATAATATAACGGCGGTATAGCCTCTGCCGTCTTTATCTCTTGTTGCCGATATCGCCTCAAAAAGCAAATCGACCAAGTTAAAACCATCAACAGTCACAGATGCACCCTGGCGATGCAAAGCGTTTTTGACAGCCTCAACAATTCTCACGGCCTCAACACGCCCGGAAGCGCTGCGCGAATGAGCTTCAAAGCTTACCTCAACGAGCGCGCCCTCTGTCGTATCGGTGTCAAACACCACTGGCGAAATTTCGTTGAAGCGCAGATAAGGAAAAACAACGTCCTGCGGTGGCTCATCATAGATGCGCGTTGACACCAAATCAGTCACGCCAGTGTTGGCCCTAAGAGCCGAGATCAGACCTTTTTGCATAGCAAGCGCGTAACTGTCAGCCACTCATCACGTCCTTTATGGCTTTGTTAATAGATCGGCGGACGGATTGCTTGTGTCGCCTAGCTATTAACTGTTTGACTGTGGCGCGAAAATTGTAAGGCGCACCAGTGTTTCCCCAGCCATAGTTGATCGACGCCGCAGCCAAGGCCTCATCTCTTGATCCATCTGAAAAGTTGATGAAACCTAAAATCTGATCGTCTTGAGTTTCAACGTTACCGTTGATCCAGCTTTTCAAGTCGCCATCCGCAACAGGCACAATGGCTTTCGCCTTGCGAACGCCTAAATTGACAGTGCGCTCAACAGATTTTTCCAAAGACTTGCGCGTCCCGTTTGGCAAGTCGCGCATTTGGCGCATTAGCTTTTTGTGCCCAGTCACCATCATGGCGCGACGCCTTTTTCAACAACCATTTCAATCATCGTTTTTTTTGCATCAACCTGCATGACATCTTTAATCGCCCAGGTCTTGCCGCGCGCAATGACGCGATCAGCTGCGGTGATGGCGCTGGTTAAGCTGTCTGCCCGGACGCGAAGCGTTGCAAGTGCAGCATCTTTCAATGCCCCGCCGGATATTTTCTCTTTGCCCTTTTGCTCGCGCAGGTCTGCTTTGCGGCTGCCATCTTCAATGTTTGCCCAACCGGTGTAGGTGTTGCCGTAATCGTCAACAGCGGCCTCCGTAAGACGCTGAAAGACAACCTTTTCACGTAACAGACCAGCCCTAACCATACCAACAATTCCGATGAATGTTGAGAATTTGCTCAAAACCATAAGGAATGCTTGCAAGCTCATCCATTTGTGTCTGTTCTCTGTTGTCGTACCAATGGCCAATCAGGAGCATAAGCGCATGCCTTATCGTCTCAGGTACGTCGGTGGTTGCATCACCATAACCGATTTCATATTCAATCTTGATTGCGTCTTGCCTGTCTTGCGCAACCGGCCACGAAAAACCTTGCTTTGGTTTGATTTTTGTTGAAAACGCCGTGCCGAAAACTTCATAATTCGCCAGCGTGTCCGTTTGCAAGTCTCCGTCTGTGTCGTAATACTTAACGGCTGTGACCCCCTGCACCGGGCCAAGAATAAGATCAACGCTTTGCGGCGGTGTTGAATCAATCCACTGCGCCCACTTTTGAGTGATCATCGCCTGCCCTAAAGCGCCCTTCACGTCGGTAAAGGCAACCGCCACGTCAATCAATCGCGTGATTTGTGTGTCGTCGTCGCTATGCTCAACACGCAATTGGTCTTTCACCTCGGCCAATGTGACCGGCGTGATTGACGGCGCGTCAACAACTTCAAGCGCATCATGACATGAAAGCGGCTTGGGCATGATTAGTCCTCAACAACGGCTTTGCGCGTCTTGATCTTTTTGACAGCGCGTTCAACCTTGTTTTTCGGGAATTGCTCGGCTATTCCCGCAGCAATAAGCCGCGCCGCCTCGGCTTCGTCGCGTTCTATTACTTCACCAGCGTTATGCGAAAACGACATTCCCGCTAGTGGTGTCAGAAGCTTCACTTGTGGCATTGTATTTTCCTTAAACTGTCGAGGGGGCCAGTTTCCCAGCCCCCTCCGATTCGTTATGCTTGGATCAAGTGCTTGACCGCCGCAGTGTCGGCCAAAAGACCATCGAAGCGGATATATCCAATCAGGCCGTAACTAGGCGCAAAACGTTCACGCGCAGGGATGATTACTGGCTGGCCAACTTTCCGAACGTAATACTGCGACATATCCCCGAAAAGGATCGTTTTGTTGCCGGTCGCAATGTCAGCCATGTCTTGGTTAACGACAACGCTATATCCCAACAAAGACTGCGGAATGTTATTTTGGAAGTTACCCATCTGCCACAAATAATTTCCGTTTCCGTCTTTCAGTTTGCGAACTGCTTTAAGCGTTTGATCGTTCATCATGAAAGCCACGCGACCGCCCCGATAAGCCGGGTCAACAGAGTGAACTAAATCAATGAGCTCATCAGAAGCAATTGCCGTTGCGGATGCCGCAGTGTGGCCCGCAGTTGAGCCAGTAACAATCCCCTGAACCGCCGACACCCCTGAACCATTGGTTAGTTCTGCGTTTGCCTTGCGGCCCAAGCGCTTACCAAGCAAATTGCCAATAAATGACTCTAAGGCCAAAACACTGTCCATCTGCAATGCGCGCGAGTACCTAACCCATTCCGTGTCGAACTCATACGCCGAAAGGGTCTTTTTGCCAAAGGTTGCATCTTTGCCGCCATCGTCGGTCCCTGTGCTGCCCTCCGTGTAAGGCTCCGCTGTGACCGAAGTGTCGTCGATTGTCGGAATGTCAAAATTATTGCCACTACTGTCGTTGATAACAGTGAACATTGTGTCGTCATACATTGGCCCGAACGCCTTCATTGATTCAACAATGAAGTTTGCAAGCTCTGTCGGAACAGTAAAACCGCCGCCAGTGTTTGAGCCGCCAGTTTGGACGCGATGCTCCATAAGCGCATTGCGAGCCTCTGGGCTAACGTTAGCCTCGCCGCAGTTAACAATCATTTCAGCGAATGCGGTGCGATAGTCCATTTTCGCACCTTCGTCCACTACAGGCGCAGAACGGTTTTCAAATGATGGACGCCGATCAAAGTCCACTTGCTCGCCAGCGCGAAGGGCAGCCTCAACTTTATTCAATCGCTCTGCTTTTGCTTGTAGCTTGTCGTGGTCCGCCATCATGGCGTCAAACTCACGCTCGATTTCCGCTGCGCGGTCTTCTGGCGTGTCGTCGGTCACTTCGTCCAATTTGGCGCGGGCCTGAGTGGCGATTTTCGCCATCTCTTCCTGCAATTGTTTAATCTCAGCCATTTGAGGCCTCCATCTAAAGGGGATCTGGTCTGTCATCACGACGATCAGTCCAAGCGCTTGCCCAAGGCGCAGGGAAAGGCAAAACAGCGAAGGCCCGCTGCTATTCCAAAAAGCGCAGCTTCATTTCCATTTTGCGCCTGCGATTTCTGTTCGTGTTTGGCTGCGTTGCGCGAAACTGATTCAGAGAACGTAATCCAATTTCTGTTCCTTGGTAAGCTGGTTTCGTGACGATTGCCACGTCATGCAATTGCAAATCCTTGATTGTGCGCTTTGGCTTGTCGCCTTTATCGTCCCACTCGTCTCGCGTTGGGATAAATCCAAACGACATTTTGTCCAGATCGCCGCGCTTCATTTTTGGCACAATGCTGCGAACGTCTGGATCAGATCCGTCAAGCTCGGTCTCCATATACAAGCCGCGCTCATCTTCGGTGAGCTTCAACGTTCCCGACCGCGTGCGAGCCAACGGCAAGCCTTTATGATTCACGAGGAAAACAACATCATCGCTCCGCTCTAATGCGCGTGAAAACGCGCCGCGCTCAATGACTTCGGTGAACATGCCGCCGATGTTTGCCTCTTCCCCAAAGACCGCAGCGTATCCCGAAACGCGAATCTTCTCGCCGGGCTCGTTTCTAATTTCTATTTTTTCAGCACTTGCGCGCATTTCTTTGTCCGACATTTTTGCCCCCATGTGCCTTTGCGAATCTATACCGTTTAACCGGTCCATATCAATCGGGTCTGAAAACCACTTTTCTATGGCATTTGCGGTGTGATCCGGCCTGCCATCCAATTCGGCGCGGCTCAAACATTCGTCGCGCCCTGGGTTTACAAGTTCAAAATGAAAGCCTGCCGACCTATACTGATCCACCATATCCGGCAACGGGTTGGTGTGTATAATCCAAGCTCGCTTGATCTTTCCCGACAACGCATCCTCAATAACCGAAGATCTGGCCGTGAAAGCCGCCGATCGGATCTCGCCAGTTGCGTTGTAAAACTCATCCGAGCCCAGCGCGAAAGCAATTTTGTCATAATCAACAACCACGTCGCCAGGTTGTCGGTTTTGATCGACGAAAGTGCTTTTTCCCGCGCAAGGTGGACCGACAACAACGCGGACTTGCGCCTCCCGGTCATCATCATCTTTGATTTGCCTGTTAGCCCACGATTTCCCGGCATCGCCGCCCCATAAAGCCCAGGCGATGCGCCCATTTGATGGATACCCATCCTCGCCCGGCCGAAAGCCTTCCGCTTCCTTGTCAACTTCGTGCCGTGCAAAATAACCGACCATATCGCCAACGGTTTCCCGGCTAAGATTTCTGCCATTGGAAATATCCCGCGCGCGGGCGATGCCAACTTCCGTTCCCCCACGGCCAAACTCACGCCGCCAGTCAAGGCCGCGCTGCGCTTCTTTGCGCATGGCTTCGTTAGGTCTCGGCATTTTTCGCCCTCATATTTCGCTGAAATCTAACATATATAACAAAAAGTCGCAACTATCCTAATTTACCAAAAACTGCCGGAACCAACCCGGTGTTTTTCAGTATTTGGTCAATTTCATCGTCAAGGCTAGTGACGTTCGCGCTAATTGTATCAACTACCGTGTCAATCGTATCAACTTTGCCATCAACGGTGGCCACGTTGGCGCTAATTGAATCAACAACATTGTCCACTGTGTCAACTTTGCCGTCAACGGTGGCGACGTTGGTGCTGATCGAATCAACAACTGTGTCGATTGTGTCAACCTTGCCGTCAACTGTTGAAATCAGATCAAGCTTTGCGCTTTCCGCAGCGGTCAACCCACTTGTGCCGGTTTCTTTGACAAACACCGCAGGCGGATCAATTTGAATTGAGTTGGAATTAGGTGAAATAATAGTTGTGCCGTCATCTCGATCAATCCAAGCATTTCTGATCTTTAAAGGCGTTGACTTTGTATTGTCAAAAGTTATCGCACGAGTTGCTGTTCTGACAGATATCCGATTGATCTGTGGCCAGTTAATCGCACCGAAGGCTTCTGCTATTCCTGTTTGAGTAGTTATGAAATAAAAATACCATGCAGCAATGTCCCCACCCTCTAAAGTATTATCTGGGTCGTTGAAATCGAACTCCATGTTTCCGCCATCCCATGCGATACCTGTGACCGTTGACCCATCAACCCCATAGCTCGCATATGTTGAGTTGGTTTCCTGACTGACAAGCAACGACCAACCTGTTGCCGATGCAACGACAGTGGACGAAAATTCAAGCTTTGATATTTCCGCAACACGAATTTCTAGAACGTCATTTTCCGAATATCCTGTACCTTCGGAATAGGTGGCTGTGTAACTGGTGCCTGAGACAACTGCGTTATAAATTTCCGTTGACGTGGTTGTATTGTAAATCCGCATTCGAGAACCGGCAACAATACCCGTGACCGATATGTTTCGAGGCGCTAGGACTGTGCCGTTAGTGTCCGTCCGCTCCCCGTTAAAAACAGCGCCATTTGCAAGCGTGATTGTTCCGGTGGTTGTCATGTCTCCGGTGTAAGTGCAGCCATCAATTACAACGTCCCAATCCGCCATATCGAAAGCAGAGCCAGCCCTTACCCAGCTCTTGGGAAAAGCTAGTTTCGCGTCGTATTCTAGCTCGCGATGGTAGTAATCATATAAATTCTGGAAGCCGTGGTCTTCGGTGATTGTCAGCGTGCTAGTGCTAAAGTCTATGGCAATCCCCGTGAGCGCTGTTGCGGCTGCTTTGCTCAAAACAATGTCAGGATCAACCGCAAGGCGCACTTCCTGTTTGATCGGCTCCGCAACAGAACTTTGAAAACCTAAGTAGGTGTAACCATACTTGCGAATGCGGATGTCAAAGGGTGCTTTGCTAACCGCTGTTGCTCCGTGGTCCTTACGGAAAAAACGAGCGTTAATTTGTGAAACCGCGCCGCTTGAACTTGTCTGGACGCCCCCGCCTTGCACGTCTCCGACTGTATCATACACGGCAACCTTAACACCTGACAATCCTGTGCCGCTGGCGTCCGTCACGGTGTAGTTTATAGATTTTAGCTGCTCATATTGTCCGTTGTTTGCCGTAATGTCGCCATCTGCGAACGTGGTGCAGTCAATGAAAGAAAACAGCAACCCTAACGATGCGCCGCTCGCGTCGATAATGTTAGTCAGCGAGTCCGCAAAAGTCACGTTGGTAAATGCGCCCGTAAAACCTTGAAATGCTTTAACCGCGGTGTTACTTTGGAAAAAGAACGCATTGTCGATTGGCCGTGTGAACGTACCACCAAGCGACCAAGCGTTGCCACCCGACACGTTGCCGCTAAACCGCGTATCAACCAGCTCTGACGCTGAGTTATACAAACGCCCACCCATCGGCCC